TCCCGTAAGGATTGAATCGATCTTCTTACCCACATATCTTTCATCTAGCTCTAAGGTGTAGTATATAACCTTATATCCTAGCTTGACAGCATGTACAGCTATGTTACATACGACTGTAGACTTACCAATACCTGGAGGGGCAAACAATAGCATTAGGTTGCCAGTTCCTATTCCACCATCTGTTATATCGTTGAAAACTTTCCAAGGGAATGGGATCTTCTTATCTTCCTCTTCTCTGAAGCGGCTCTCGATATCCTTGTCATATTCGTGGCCAATGTTTTTATCATTACCAGCTTTCAATGCTTCGTCAATCAATTTACGAATACCTTCGTACTCACCATCTCCTAGTAATTCTACTGAGTTAAGCAACGCTTCTTTTAACCTCTGGTTCTTACAGAAGTTAAAGAACTCTTCTTTTACGTATTCGATTTCATCGTGGGTAGTTGTGTAAACCTGCTTTAATTCTTCTTTGATCGAAAGACGCAACACCTCATTCTTCTCTTTCTTAATCTCCACCTTCATCACTTCCATTGTAGGGTAAGTGTGATACTTGCTATAGTATGATAGCGTGGTCTCTACGATCCACTTGTGCGCAGGTGACTCAAAAAAGTCTACTGTTAACACGTCTGCTATCTTCTGTAAAAATATCTTATCGTTAAGCAGCGAATACAAAACCTTGATCTGGAATTGATGTCCGTACTGCTGTAATTTGTTTTGCGTCATAACTAACCTTTCTGTTGATAACTGTTCAGGATATTGAACGTGTTGAGCCATGTGTCTAAATAAGTTATGGCGTCGCCCATCTTATCGTATTGATACAACCTCATGAAATCCATCTTCTTTAATCCTGTAGGTCTTTGTTTAAAATAATCTTGTATCTCTAATACATCTCCTTCTGATATGTTGGGATTCTTTAGATTCATAATCTTGTAGAATATCTCAACGTTTCTTTTTGTATTCAAAATCCTATTGTATAATACTGACTTCTTCGTTGGGTTTTCACAAACTTCGTACAGTGTGTTTAGATCCTTAGGTTCTTCGTGCTGCATGAACTCGAATAGCTTAGGTGTGTTCACTTTACCAAATCCGCTTACACCTGGAATATTATCTGAATCATCACCAGTTAACGTTTTGAATAACAAAAAGTTGTTTGGGTGTATTCCGAATTCATCCATCACATCTTGAATATGATATATCTTCTTCTTAGTAGGACTGTACGCTTTCACCCTATCGTTTATCAATTGTAGAAAGTCATTGTCAGATGACATGATATATTGTTCGCTATCTGATACTTCTTTGTAGATGTGTTGTGATAGGTACCCTATAATATCATCTGCTTCTAAATTATCCATCGAGATAAGAGTGATAGGTAACAAAGAAAGATAGTCAATCAACCTTTCGAGCTGATTGTATTTAGACTGCTCTTCTTCATCTTTAGTAGCAAAAGACAATCGATTCATTATACTACCAGTGTTTCTGTTGCCTTTATAATCGTTATAAAGGTACTTTCGGTTCGTCGATCCCGCTTCACCATCAAAAATGATGATGACGCGAGTCGGCGATAACAGTTTGATAGCATGTCCTATCGATCTCAAAAATCCAACCATACCTCCAATATCATTCCCCATCAAGTTCATTTTGTTTACTACGGCGAATCCTCTTAAGAAAGTATTCATTCCGTCGATCAACAGAACTCTACTGTTGAAATGTAAATTATCTGGTATAGGCAGAGCATCTTCTTTATCTTCTTTACTTATACGAGAAAAGATATCTAGTAATCTTTCTTTGTTCATTATCTAGTCTTGACCTTGAATGTCGTTGATATCTTCTTCTTTGTCTGCTTCTTCGAATAAATCGAAATCAGCCATACCTAAAATAGAAATCCATTCGTTTGCATGCTCTTTCTTATAACGATCGATGTATTTCTTTTCGTCTAAGATAAATCCATGCGGAGTAATAATGATCCTAGCTGATGAAGTAACACCGTTAACGTGATTCTTTTCAATTGCAACTTTAGTTCTCTTTGCAAACTCAACGTCTTTACCGTTCTTCTGCGCTTTGATCTTTGATGTACCGGAGTTTGTTACGTTACCAAATAAGATAACAAGAACAGCGTCTGAGTACAAAGCATTACCACCTTTAGATTTAACTGTAGGTAAAGCACCGTATGAAGCAGGCTTATCAACCCAAATCTTATTAACTACAATAAACGTATTAGTATATTGTCTGTTTGTTTTACGAGATGTCATGATCTTCTGGTCAATGTAGTTACCGAAGTTTCTACTCATCGCAGCTGCTGTCCACTCGTTGTTTTGTGATTTAGAATCGATTGACTGTTGACAAGGAATAGTTCCTGCGCAATCCCAGAAGAACACCAAGTCGAATGGTAATTTACCTTTCTCTTGTTCGTCCATTAAGTCTGCCATGAATTCTGCTACCTTTTCAACCGTACCTACTTTATCAATATCCGCATAGATGAAATGTCCATCGTATGTAACTTCGCCTGTATCTAGGTTTGGTATTTCTTGAAATTCAAATCCCATCATTCTAGCGTGTTCCCAAGAGAACTTCATCTCTGTGATGATTAACACCGGAAGCTTACCTGCTTTTTGTGCTGAGACGATCGCCTCAATACCTAAAGCTGATTTACCTGTATCTGAGTGTCCTCTGATAATTGTTACTTGGCCTTCTGGAATACCTGGTAACCCAGTGGCTTCTGTAAAAGCGTCTGATACTTTGATCCACGTTTGTGGTTTCATACCATCAGTCGTAAGATTTTTAGACTCTTTGAATTTCGATAAATCGAATCCAACTTTGTTTTTGTTTACGGCGCTGTTTGCCGCGCTCTTAATATTTTTCTTAGAGCTTTCTTCTGTTGCCATATGAATGTTTTAATTATTAATCTTCGTCTTCTTCGAATAACTCATCGAACTTAGCAGCTGCAGATTTAACTGGCTGTGGTGCAGATGATGCTGGTTTGTATTCAGCAATCGGTGTACCGCCATCAAATGGAGCTTCTGGTTCAGTTGGTTCAGCTACTTCTACTTCATGAACAGCTTCTACTACTTCTGGAACATCTGCTTCGTCTGTAGGATTCAAATATGTCTTAAGCATATTCTTGATTTCTTCATAAGAATATTTCTTATACACATCTAAGATGTCCTTTTGATTCTCTAAATAGTTTTTAACTGAGTCAGCATTTTCTGCTAAAGGAGAGATGTTACGTTTAGGTGTAACGTTTACTGCGATGTAAGTTACTTCGCGTTTACCGATCTTAATAGAATCATTGTAACCTTCGATTGTTAAGTCAGTACCAGATGCGATATCTGTTACATCACCAAAGTCATCGTCAGCCATGATGCCTAATAATTTCTCATAGGTAGTTTTGTTGAACTCCCATAAGCGAACGCCTGAGCCTTCTTCACCACGAACTAATACATTTGCATAATACTTAGTACGAGGTTTGATCTTGCGAGCTAATTCTTTAGACTCTTCTGTATTCTCAGTGTAAAGTTCTTTTACTAATTGTTCTACTGGATCTTTCTCTCCAAAGTTAGACAAAGAGTAAACGCTTTTCTTGAATACGTTGTACTGATGGAATGGGACTTCTACGAATGGGAAGTCACGGTTTGCTTTACGAGGCACGATTCTCAATACTGACTTGCCTAATTTAGGCTTCCAGAATAATGTTGAGTAATCGATCTTTTCAAAATTGCCTGTGGATTTTGATTGAAGCTTGTTCAATCTCTGCTTGATTAAATCAATGTTGGACATAACTGTTATTTTTAAAATTTGAAAAACGAAATTACAATGTTGAAATTAAACCACCAAATAATTTTATCCACATTAGTTCAAAACAACTATATCATGGATCTTGGTATCTAATTTACGGAATTCACCGCTGCGTGTCAAAAGTATGGAATTTTTATAATCTGGCCAATTAACTTTGAAATTTTTATCTATTACCCCATTATTTAAACTGGCTACTAAAGAATTTAGTGAATTGATCGTGTAAAGAGTATTGGTCTCTTTCCTACGGTGCATTAAGATGGTTGAGGGTAAAAGGTTATTCTTGTTGATATTATCGCTATCAATGTTGTATGTGCAAACGTACTCGTCCCCATCCGCAATTTCTAGGACAAAGACCTTAGAGTATAGGACATTATACTTGGACTTGATGTCCGAGATGGTATAGTCCAACTCATCTTTTTTCGTAAACGTGCAAAATAGCTTGTTCAATTGGTCTTCTGGGATTTGTGATAACTGATCGAATAACATATATAAATATCTGATTATTAGGCTAAAAAATTAATTTGTTCATGTCTTGGTAGTTGCTGCCGTAGTTGCAAGAGGTTGGGTAACCATCCTGCTCTATTATTACTTTTATCTGTTTTAAAAGGTTCTTTCCGTCTTTCTTACTAAAATCTAACAGGAATGAATCGTAGTTGTATAACACCAGCTTTGATTTCTTGTCTGCTAAAAAATTTAGTAATTCATTTAGGACCAAGACGTTACGCTCTGTTTCATAGTTCTGTAGGATATAAGGTAAGATCTGTGTCTTAGTGTCCAATCCTCTGATAGGTCTCTTAGAGATGAAGCTCTCTACAACACCTGTCTTTTTGAATTTGTCCCACTGAGCATTCTTGAACTCCCTTACCTTTTTGAAGAATGGTATAGTATCCACCTCGGCTGCAGCTGCGTCAGTATACAAAAGCTTGAAAGTCAGAGACTTACTCTCCTTGTATTGATCTTCTGACAACTGGTCCGTTCCAAAATAGAACTTACCAATGTGTGTATGGATATCACTCTCTTCAAAATTATATCCGATAATATTCGCTAATATCCGTAAATGATACGAACTGTAGTCAAACTCCACCAACATGTCGTTCCCAGCTATGAATGAACTTCTAGATCCATCATCCTTCTTCATGGCGCTAAAGTTGATCCCGTTGAACGCATCTGACGGTCTACCAGTAGCTGTGTACATGTTGTAGTGAGTGTAGATAATGTCGGATTTAACCGACATTACATCGCATTTTGGCTTATAATGTTGGGTAAAAGCAACATTGTTAAGCTTAATTCCAGATGATTCTATCCTCTGATAAACACTACTAGCCATAGATCCGTAGAGTTTGTAGTGCTTCGGCTTGAACCAAGCAGCATTGAACTTGATAGAATCGATCAGATTCTCCATTTTCTCATAATGCTTGGCCACTGGTATCAGTCTATTCACATTCTCCTTGCATTCGTATCTCTGGTAGAAGAAGCGATGTGCTGCTGTATTATGAGCAGATTCATCTATAATCTCTCCAGAGTGCAGGAATTTGCCTGTTTTAAGACAGAATAAGCCATTATCTCTGTTTAGGAAGTGTCTTAGACGTTTAGCATCTACAGCGTAAATTTGCCCTGCTTTCTCGCGAATTAGGGCTAACGCTGACTCTAGAGGCAGTTTAAAGGTCTCAGTATGGTCTATGCAAAGCATAAAGCCAGCTCGAGATCTAAAAGGTCTAACGTAGATTATGGATGGTGTAGATAGATGAGGGTGACAATTATCATTCATCATGATAATGTCCACGAAGCAATTCGTAAAGTCGTATGTTGAGAACTTAGCAAGTTGCTCCTCCGTTTCAATAATATAATACACTGTCTATAACCTTTGTACAAATATACAAAGATTATTTAGAATATTGTGCAAGATTTATAAAAAACTTTGAAATACCTGGAATCTTTTTTTCTTCTCCGAGTAAAGTTCTTTTGTTGGTGTTGATAATACCGTAGACTGGTTGGTTCATGTTGGACAGATTGTCGAACATAGCACCTGTTATCTTCCATTTGAAAGATGTGAAACTGTATAGGGGGTTTCTTTGGATCGTATTATAATCCTGTTCTTTTATCTCTTTGATAGTTTCGATGCCGCTGTTAACGCGTTTGATTACGTAACGAACAAAGAATCCGTTGCTATAGTCGTCTGCAGTTGGTTGTGCGATATATGTAGCAGGTGTTGAACCTTCTTTATTTATGGGTGTAGTTGGTTTCCTAAGTTCTTGAGCACTCGGACTATAATCACTTCCAGTATAGAATTTACCGTCTGATGTTGCGTAGTAAGGTCCTTTATAATATTCTCCCGTAACGGTATTTATTAATTCCGTTCCGCTGGTATATAAGTTAGAGGTTATTTCTGATTTAGGGTAGTACATTATTTTGTATTTTTAGA